TCTAGCCAGGCGTGTGCATTGCTCTAAACGTCGGGACACGTCGAGAGCAGAAAGACATACCGTCGCCTGTGAGAAGAATCCACCACGAAACCACGCACAGACGACGGACAAAAATATTCTACACCATTTTATAAGGAGAATCCACCCATGCTTAGATTTGTTCGACCTTCAGGAAGCCCCAAAGCCATCGGGGAAAAGTCCACCATGACCACCCGCGCCATCGTGCGCCCGGGTGTGATCGTAGAAATCACAGACCGCGCCGGAGAGACAATCAACGTCGCGAAGGTGACGAGCGCAGAGCAGAAAGAAAACATGCTCAATATCGAACTCGTCATGATTGCGTAAATCCACCACATAAGGAGAACCCACCACATGAACACCGAAGATAGAGAATTTGAAAAAAGCAGACAGACCGCCCGCAGCTTCGGCGGCTCCGTCTACGTCGGCGGCGTGATTGCCGCGACGATGTTGTTTATCACTTTCGTATTGACCGCCTTTCCGGAAGATGCCTATTTCAGCCGAGTTATCATGACCGGCGCAGGCTTGGCAGTTGGCGCGTCTATGCTCGCCTTCCCCATCGCCCTGCACAATTGGGCAATCGAAAAGACACACCGCCAAATCACAACGTGGCTCTACTACGCGGAGATGCTTTTCATCGGCGTGAATACCATCGTATCCTTTGTGAACCTGCTCGCGCAGGTCACAGGCTATGCCGCCCCCGAGTGGGCGGTTTTATACGAACCCTTCTCCGTTGTCTCAATCATCTATGTGATCTTCGCCTGGGGGACCATCTTCCTCACGGACCCCGAAGCCAGGAACAAACAGAAACAACGCGAGTATGAGCAGACCCGCCGAACGATCATCGAAGATGTGAAGCTTGAATACCTAAAGGCTCCAGAAGGTCGAGCGGACATCGCACGTCAGGCACAGATCGAAATCGCCGAACATGCGCGGAACTCTCAAAACAAATCCTTCTTTGCGACACCCACAAAACAAACCGAATGGGTAGTCAAAGAGTCCAACGTGGAGCAGCCCAAATTGGGCGACTCCTTTCGTCCTGAATAATTTCTCAGGAGCAAGGCGACCCAAAATAAAGCGGGCGTGTCCCTGTGGATGCCAGCAAACATTCACCACCACCGACCCACGCAAGATATATAAAACCGATGCACACCGCAAACGATTTGACCGCGCACGTATGCGGACAAATTGACAATCACACTCCCGCCCGAGGTCCCGTTCGGGCGGGAGATTTACTAAGGAGAACCCACCATGTCTATTATTTTCGTTGAGTATAAGAGCCGTGAAGAACTCCAACACGCGCACCCCGATGTAAAGAACTTCAAACTCTTGTATCAGATCCCACGCGGACAGACGCACGAAGTTGTGCTCACCGCACTACGCAAGATGAACACCCAGGGCAGAGTCTACCAAGTAGGTGATTTTATCTGGACACCAGCGGAGACTATGCCAAGGCTAACACCATGAGCGACAAGATGAACGGCGCAGTGTGGGACATGGAATGCCCAGCAATATACAACGGTATGGAATTCAAGCCAGGGCATAAGTTCGTTCTACTCGCATACGCAGATCATGCCGATCATTGGGGCAAGAATATTTACCCAGCCATCGAAACCATCGCAAAGAAAACCGGCTACGACAAGCGCAGTGTACAAAGACTCACCCGCGAACTCGAAGAAATGGGCGCACTGGTTGAAGATGGTCAAGGTCCCCACGGAACCAACAAATGGAAAATGCCACTCGACCGAGGGGGTGACAAAATAACACCCCTAGACAGGGGTGACAAAATAACACCCGAAGGGGGTGACATTCCTTCGGGTGACATTCCTTCGGGTGACATTCCTTCGGGTGACAAAATGACACCCGAATTAATTAAGAAAGAATCTATTCTTAATTCGCTAACCAAAATATTCCAAGGTATGGACTGGTGGAAAAAGTTCGAGAGCGAACTCGCAACCGCCAGCCTCATACACGAAGGCAATAGCCTAATCGTTGGTCAGCTTGGAAAGAAAGCCGCGATCATGCGCGACAGGTACGGTAAGACCATAAACCGCACGCTCGCAGTCACAGAGTACAAGCAGATCATATTCACGGAGTGAAACCATGAAACCTATCGTAACTTTTATCCTCATTCTCTCGCTCGCGTCGCTCGCGTGCCTGCAAACCGCCATGGTCGCGGACATACAAACACCTGGAGCACCAACACAAACAGCGATACTTCAGGAAATCGAAAGCGGAGAAGTATTCGAGCCTACCGCATGGGAAGCCACGCCGCAGACCTGCGCCATCGTGACCGCCAGCAAGGCGCTCAACCTGCGGACCGAGCCGAGCGAGAAAGCCATCATCATCACCGAACTGCTCAACGGCAACATGGTCGTTGTGATCGGCAGAGTCGGGGAGTGGTGGAGGGTAGAAACACCCTTCGGCACTGGTTACGCCAAGGCGGACTACCTACAGGAAACGGGGTGCGAATGACAGACGAAGAAGCCGAAGCGCGAGCAAAGGAATTGTTTGGCTCACGAGCGTATGTCAAGCACGCTAAAAACGGGTTACTCGATATCATGCTCAAAGATCAAGAGAGACCCGACATGCCATACTTACTTGGATGGGGTAAAACGTGGGAAGAAGCTCTCGCACTCGCAGAGATACGCGCTGAATGGCACCCCAAACCTGAGCACGAAGAAATCAAGCCACAGCAACTTGAGTTATGGAGCACGAAATGAAATACGGACCTGTAAACACCGAAGGAAAAATTAGAACCGGAGCAACCGAATACACTGTAACATGCGCAGGACAATGCGGAATGAGTCACATAGCACACTTGTACAGTCAAAGGCAATTCATCGCAGAACTACACAGCCACAGTTGGGAAAAGATTGGTAAAAAATGGTGGTGCTGGATATGCTACCCAGCGGCATCAAGGAGAAAGAAGTGAACAAACCATACATTCATCCCAATTGCCCGCGCCGCCTCGCGGCCGCGTACCACTTCGCAAGGAACGCACGCGGGGAGGGGTTCAAAATCCACATCCTTGCAGAACAGCGCGGGATCAATGTTCGATACCTATACAATCTGATCGTGAAGGGCATCGAACCCAACGACACCACCGAGAAATTGCGGGCGGTAAGAAAAGCGATGTTCCTGCCAGCCAGGAAGCGGAAGGCGCGAGCTGTCATCGCCGAAAAGCGCGATGTGATCATACCGGAGCATGTTCGATGGTGGCGCGAATTACCTAAGAGCACAAGGGACAAGATCATTCAAGCAGAACACGCAGGGTATATCTATGAACTCGAAAATAGACCATAAAACCCCACTATGCCCCGACGACCCCACACATGGACCAATGCAACTTTATCCAATGTACGGAGTGAATCACGAAATCCTACATCATGGTTGGTTTTGCAATGTCGCAGGTTGTACAGGTTATGGCGGCACAATCGAAAAACGCAAACTAAAAACATACCAAGAGCAAGGAGAATATCATGTCAATGCTAAAGCAAATGCTCAGTCAGATGTACCAGGACGCATTCATGCGGGACAAAGTACCGCAGAAGCGGAAACTCAAAAACAACTTACATTTGACGATTACATCCCACAGTGAAGGCGTGACCTTCGAGATCAGCCGCGACAACGTTTATCCATCCATCAGCGAATGGAAAACGTGCCTGAATTATTTCCCGTACTTCGTGGGTGACATTGCACCAACGCAATGCACCGGAAGCGACGGACGGATGGCGCTGCGCGCCGAACTGCCAACGCGGCGAGCAGTTGCCGAGCAGATGAGGCTGGTGTAACATGTTCAAAATATCATGGACCAACTCGCAAGGCGAAAAATGCAAACGGCAATTCGAGCGCATCGAAGAACGAGTCTTATTTGCAAACATGTTATATGTCAATGACACTGAGGAATTCGGAAAGATCAGCGTAGCCCGCCCAACAAAGAAAGCACTGGACGAGGCGAAAGCGTGGGCGCAAAAGTTATAAAGACCGCAACCAACATTCAAAACCCATGACAAACGTCATGGGTTTTTTATTTTTCCCTTGACAGTAACAACTTTTCAGGCATAAGATGCAGACATTGACGGCGAGCGGTAGAAATATCGTTCGCCGTTTTGCGTCCCGACAAAGGGGCGCACTACTGTTCGCCGTCGATAAATAATCCCATGAGCAAAACCGATAATGTCATTGCCAAACTAGATCAACTATTAGAGAACGATGATTTCACAACGCGCATCGGTCTAAAGTTCATGACGGCAGTTATGCGCGACGCGCTACAAGTGATCGGGGAAATCGCAATCGACACCGATAAAGTAAAAGAACTCGACAAGGCTTTCACGAACTTTATGAAAACGCAAACCATGAAGGAAGAAAAAGCGGAAGCAGAGCGCACCAAGTGGCGATGGGTAGCCATCACGCCAACCGTTGGAATCGTGATCGTAGAAATAGCAAACTGGATTTTACGGAAGCCATGACCAAAGCCAAGGGCGCAAAGAAGAAGCCAGGCGCTCAGCCCAACAACAAGAACGCCGAGAAACATGGCTTTTATAGCCAGCGATTTACGAAAGCAGAAACCGCGCAACTCAAAGACATTGACCTGATGAGCGTGGAGAGCGAGATCGAATTGGTCAATGTGATGATGGACCGGCTCGCCAAGTTCATACCAGAACAAATTACAAAAACAGAACTCGAAGATCATCTAAAGGCGCTCAACACTTTGTCAATCATGATGCAATCCAAGTCAACCATGATACGCACGCACTACCTCACCAAGGGCAAAGGCGGCACGATCGAGAAAGGCATACTGGAAGCCTTGGAAGAAGTACGCTTGGAATTAGGACTATGAGCACACTCAAACAAACCATCAAGCGCATTACCAAGAAGTTCGAGAACTTCACCAGCAATGGGGGCGGGATCCACATGCGGAAGTATCAACTCAACGCCGCCAATGCAATCATCGATTCAATCATCAAACGCAAAGGTCTATCATTCGTGATCATCTTCCCGCGCCAAAGTGGAAAAGATGAGCTTGTGTCCAACCTGCTCGCGTTCCTCTGCAATCTGTATGCCCATCGAGACATGGGTATCGTGGTCGTCAATCCCACCTATAAACCACAGACGATAAACGCCATACTGCGATTCGAAAAGCGACTGGCCAGCAATTTGCTAACTCGTATGTTCTGGAAGAAGCGCTCCGACTTCATGCGCATGATCGGCAATTGTATTGTCTCTTTCCTATCCGGTGACGCCGCCGCTAACGTCGTCGGCGCAGTCGCCTCGCTTGCGCTCGTGGTGAACGAAGCTCAGGACATTGAGCCGAGCATCTATGACAAACGCTTTGCGCCCATGGTCGCATCCACAAACGCTACCCGCGTTTTTTGTGGCACCACATGGACCAGTAAGACTCTATTAGCCCGCGAGATGCGAACCGCGCTCGAACTGCAAAAGAAAGACGGTATCCGCCGCGTGTTCGTATACACCGCCGATGATGTAAGACTCCGTGTACCAGCGTATGGAAACTTTGTCGATGGTGAAATCTCCAAACTCGGGCGACAGCATCCCCTCGTCAAAACGCAATACTTCTGCGAAGAGATCGACGCAGTAGCAAATATGTTCAATGCGGGCAGGCTTGCCCTCATGCAAGCACCACGCATTGAGGTCCCACAGCCGGAAGCTGGACACATCTACTGCTTACTTATTGACGTAGGCGGACAAGACGAAGCCATGCTCGAGCTAGACGGACTCTCCAACCCAGGCAGAGACTACGTGCAATTCGATATCGTAGATGTGGACCTGTCCACGCTCGAGCTACTTCAGCAACCAACCTACCATGTGATCAAGCGCCTCGAATGGCAGGGCGTAAATCATGTCAATATCTTCGGGGCGGCTTGTGCCATCGTGGATGCGTGGAATATCTTATACATCGTGGAAGACGCCACCGGAGTCGGCGAGGGTCTATGGGGAATGTTAGCCAAGAAATACCCAACCAAAACAATACCTGTGAAGTTCACACAGCAAACCAAAAGCGAGATCGGCTACGCCTTTCTTGGCATGATCGACACCGGACGATTCCGCGACCATTGCCACACGGAAGCGGTAAGCGAGCAATATGTCAACTGCACCAGCGAAATTCTGATAGGACCGCTAAAGACCATGCGCTGGGGCGTGAAGGACGGCACACGTGGCGCGGACGGTCAGCTTATCCACGACGACTGCATCCTGACCGATTCACTCTGCACCGAACTGGACAAACTCGAATGGTATGTACCATCCGAAACCGTTGTGATCGAAGCTCAAGACGTTTTGAAGGAAATGGACAATGCCTACTAAGAAACCAACAATCAAATCCTTACAACGTTCACTCGATATCGCCAACGATGCACTCGAAGCCGCGCTCAGTCTATCGCCAGAACGTGATAACAACTTTTTCACAGGTGGACTCTCAGGACTCTACGAGGGGCGCAGTTCATGGGACCGGAAAAAGGTATTCGCAGAATCCCTCCGCGCGTGGCGCGTCAATCCCATTGCGCGGCGCATCGTACGCCTGCAAACATCCTTTGCCGTTGGCAAAGGTCTTGAGTTCAAGAGCGACAACAAAGAAATCGAGAAGTTCCTGAAACAGTGGGCGACACACCGCCTGAATAAATTCAAGCGCAATATCAAACGCTGGAAGGACGAAGATACCCGCACTGGTAATCTGTTTGCTTTGTTCAATGTTCAACCAGACGGCATGACCATCATCCGCATGGTTCCCGCCGAGCAAATCGACGACATCGAAACCGCAGAGAATGACATCGAGCAGGAGATCGGTTACTGGAAGGACGAAACGCATACCGAGAAGTACGAAGCCTACCAGCCAGGCGCAAACCAAAAGACATTCATGCTCCACTTTGCCAGCAATCAGCCTGTCGGCAGTCCATGGGGTGAAGCGGACCTATCGCCTTTACTCGTATGGATAGGACGCTTCTCATCGTGGCTCGAGAACCGCGCACGCCTCAACCAATTTAGAACCGCATTTATGTACGTTGTGCAGGGCGCATACGCCAATGAGACAGACCGCAAGAAACGCGAGATCGAGTTACAAGCCAATCCACCCAAGCCAGGCAGTGTACTTGTCACCAACTCCAACAGCGGCGAGCAATGGGGCATTCTCTCCGCCAACCTTGACGCCTTCGACGCCAGCGTAGACGGCGCAAATCTCAAGAAGATGATCATGGACGGCATCGGACATCCCATGCACTGGCACGCCGAAGGCGAAAGTGCAATCTCTACCACCGCTGAAGCGGCGGGAACGCCAACCTTTCGGACGCTCGAAGAAATGCAAAATGATTTATTCGAGACTCTAATCGAGATGGCAACCGTCGCGGCGGAAGTGGCAGGGCATACCCTCGGAGAGAATGAAACAATCTGGATCGAGGGACCAGACATCACCGAACGCGATAACGCCTCGCTTGCGCTCGCATTGGGCAGAGCCTATCCACACTTGGCGGACCTGCTTGACCGTGAAGGTATCGACGATAAAGAATTCCTCCGCCTCGTGTACAAGATGTTTGCGGAGATATGGTCAGGCAAAAAGACTCCAAAGATCAAACGCAAGCCACTTGTCAAACCAACCGAGCAACAACCAGCCATCGAAGATACCAAGACCGATGAGAGCGATACCAAGGAGCAAGAGTAATGATGCCGGCTCCCTCCGCGCGAGTACGCGCGTCGTCATTCGCGGGGCGCTGCCCCCGCACCCCGAAAGCGAGAGCCTAAATGCCAATCACGCCAGGCGGACGAGCCGCACGCAAGCACGTTGTCTACATCGGCAGGCTGGACTTATTCCGTTTTGTTTCCAGCCATCCGTTTACATGCGTGGAGTACGTGGACTTTCGACCCGTGGAGAAGCCGGAAGGTGAGCGACCGCCCAAGTTCATCACCCGCGTAATGCCAGGCGGCGGACTAGGAACATTCCGCGCACCGTTCCAAGGCGGCGGAGCATCCGGAGTCGGACCGCCGCAGATGGTGAGAGTCGTAGAGTTTATCAACTGCACCAAAGCGGAAGAACGAGCATACAGTCAGACGCGCTAGCTCGCGCGTGAAAAATAAAACTTGTCAAGCAAGGTAAGTCCCCCTATGAGCGCCGCGCAACAACCGCGCGGCCGGAGAACAAGGAGCAGAACCATGACCGACATCACGATGCAACTCGCAGCCAAGCCCACCGATGCAGGGTTTGAAATTCTCGCAATCAATGCCGGAGAAGCCAAGGGACACGGTATCACCTTTGGGCAGGAAGTATTACTCGAAGCCGTACCGATGTACGACGCCCTCCCTGTATTCATTGACCATGCCGGTTTAATGAACGCGCCCTCAGTCCGCAATCTGGCAGGGACATTACAGACTCCCACATGGAACCAACTCGAGCAGGGCATCCAAGCCAATCTCATACCATCGGGACCAGCCAAGCAAGTTCTTATGGATGTGCGCGATGATGCAAAAAGCAATCCCGCGATCATGAAGGCAGTTGGCTTTTCGTGTGTTGTGAATGTGAAGCTCGACAGCAAAGGCAATGTTACAAAGATCGTCCGCGTCAAGTCCGTTGACGTGGTTATAGATCCAGCACGCGGCGGCAAATTCCTAAGCGTGTATCAAGGTCAAAAAGGAGAAAACGAAATGACCGAAGAACTCAACACAGAGCAAGCGGAATTGACCAAGACTCAAGCCGCCGCGCTCGAACTGCAAGGCGCGAATGTTGCGATTGCAGAATTGCAGAGCAAGCAGAAACAGGCTAACACTATGTTGCTTGCTCAGTGTCAAAGCCTGTTAGATACTTCTTTGATGGCGTCGAAATTACCCGCCGCCTCACAGAAGGCAATTCGCAAACCCTTTGAAGCCCTGCTCAAAGCCGAGACGCCGTTCACGGCGCTTGAGTTGCAGGAAGCCATCAAAGAGAAACGCGAAGAACTCTCAGAGATCAACGCAGGGAGCAACATTCAGGGACCAGCGCGACTCTCCGTCGGTTCGATGATGACCGGTAAGGAAGAATTTGAAGCCGCGTTATCCGACCTGTTGGGCGCGGAGCGTGACGACACGAATAAAAATCTGCGTGTCCGCCCGCTCTCCGGCATCCGTGAAGCCTATCTTATGGCAACCGGTGACACATCCTTTATGGGTGGCTACTACCGCGACGTTGCACTCGTGACGGCGAACTTCCCCGCCGTGGTTGCCAACATCCAAAACAAAATCTTGCTCAAACACTGGAATAGCAAGAAGATGAACGAGTCCTATGGCTGGTGGAAGAAAATCGCCACCATTGACCACTTCACCAACCTCAACGATGTGGCGTGGATCCGCACTGGTACGATTTCCAGTTTACCCACCGTTGCAGAGCGCGGAGAGTACACCGAATTACCCATCGGCGACAACAAAGAGACCGACTCATGGGAGAAGTTCGGCGGATACATCCCGCTGACCATCGAGGCGGTTTTGCGTGATGATATTCGCGCCTTCCGCAACATGCCCCGCGAGTTGGCAATGGCAGGAATGCGCAACATCTCAGAGCAAATCGCCGAGATATTCACGACCGCAAGCGGAGCAGGTCCAACACTGGCAGACACCGGCGCTTTATTCAACAGCACCGCAGTAACCACAGCGGGCGGACATGCCAACCTCTTGACCACCGCACTTGGCACAGATTACACCGCATGGAATGCAGTCGCGGCGGCAGTCTACAATCAGCCGATGCTCGTAAAGAACTCGAGCGGGAACTATGGCACTGGTAAGAAAATGGCTATTGATCCGTCATTCGTGCTCGTGCCTCGTGCTTTGAAGAACCAAGCCGAAGCCTTGTTCGTTCCGCGCTGGGAAGCCCAGGCGCAGAACGTTTCAGCTGTCTCTCCATCATGGGGCGGACGTGTAGAAGTTCTCACGGTCCCCGAATGGACAGACGCCAACGATTGGGCAGCTGCAATCGACCCCGAGTTTGTAGCAGGTGTCATGATCGGCGAAATCTTCGGCGTAGAGCCTCAGATCTTCAGCGCATCCAGCGAGATCGACCCCGCCATGTTTGCCAATGACGAGAGCCGCATCAAAGTTCGCCAGTTCTTAGCCGTGGGTGTGGCTGATTACATCCCGCTCCACAAATCAAACGTCACCTAATCTTCGATTAGGTATAGACTCTCCCGCCTTCGGGCGGGAGAGAATTAGTCCCACTGACAAACCCAAGCCAGTGAAAAAGGAGTAAACATCATGGGTTACGTTCACGATACACACATGCAGAAATTCGTTCCGCCTACTGCCTTTCACTTTGTGACCGGCACATGGACTCACGCCGCTGGCAATGTCGCGCATACCATCGTGCTACAAAAAGCCGCCAATGCGGAAACATCCACAGTGACCATCCCGCTCATTGTGCCAGGCAATGAAAACGGAGGCGGGAACGATGGAAAGGGTTCGATGATCAATTCCGTGGATATTGATTACGAAATCCTGACCAGTGCCGCGACCAGCATCACGGCCACAGTTTGGAAGATTGCCGCAGGGGCAGACGGAGCCGTAGCAGTGGCGACACAAGTAACAGCTACGCAGAACCTGACCGCCGCGACCGATGCTGCAGACGTGGATCAACACCGTCTGACCGTATCCATCACCACGCCAGAATACATCGATGATGATGATTACTGGTTTGTAGAATTGGCTTGCATCTGCGCCGCCGGAACCGTGCTCGAGTTCCTTGGCGCACAGGTCAATTACACTTTCAGGGCATAAGCCATGAAAGATGACCCCAATACCAAGCCTCAAGCCCAAGCCTTACTCGATGCCTACTACAAAGAGCAGGGACTCAAAGGCGAACCAAATCTCATGTCGTGGAACTTGCTCGATGATGGGACGATGGTTCTCGTCGATGGCACCAGCGGACGCAAACTCACGTTTGCGCCAGCGAAGCCCAAGCCGGTCGCGCAAGCGAAGCCATCCAAAAAGGCGAACTGATGAACAGACTATCAGCCATTCCCTTACCCGCCGCAGTATTCGCGCTCGTGGTCACGTTCATTTACGGACTGCTGAAGTTCTTCGTGCCAGGACTTCCATTCACCGAAGATCAAGTCAGCTTTCTGCTCAATGGACTCCTCGCTTTGCTCGGCGTAATCGTGACAGCCCGCGCACAGGTTCGCGGTCTGATTTAGACGCCTTTGTTACCGCGAGTAACAAGCCCGTAAATAAATCAAATCGTGCAGGGCGGGCAAATATCCGCCCTGCACGAACAAAGCCCGTAGAAAGGCAAAAACACCATGAATAGAATTTGTCTCATTATCGCAGTCATTCTCTTTGCGATCGGAGCACTCCCGCGCGTTGCCGCACTCGTGCCTGATGTGAACTTTCAAAACGCAGGTCTCGCGTTCGTCACGCTCTCTTTGATCATCTAATGCCATTCTCATCAGACGAACAACGCAGAGCCGCCTTTGCCCGCATGGGTGGAGGCGGACGCAGTAACTACGGCGGAGGCGGAAACAGACCACCGCGACCGCCACGTCCACCGAGTGGAGGCGGTAGCAGTGGCGGAGGCAGTACCAGCGATGGAAGCGCCTACACCGGCAACGGCGGCAATGGTTACGCTGGGAACTACATCAGCGGACTGCCTGATTATTCAGACTGGTATGAGAGTCTACCCAACACCACGCAAAACCCTCCACTCGCACCAGGCGGCACATGGCTCACAACAGAAGATACTTTCGATTGGAGTAATTGGATGCCTGGCGAAGGCGGCTACATCTGGCTCATCGACCCCAATATGATCGGCGGAGTAAGAGAGCTAACAGATGCGGAAAAACTACTACTAGGTATTCCTTTGGCGGCGGCAGTTGGATGGGCAGCGCCCACGATATTTGCGGGAACGGATTTCACTCTCGCCGCAGGAGGCGAGATTGCAATAGAGGCTACAGGCTCGATTTTCCTATCAGTCGCAGGAACACAAGGCGGCGCGCTCGGATACAGCGCAGTTGCCATCACAGGAATACCGATGACCGTAAACGACTCCATGTACACAAGTGTTGATGGTCTAAATGTCGTTGGTTCATACCCCGATATGGTTTCAGCCATCAGCGCATGGCTGAACGACTCAACAAATGACGGATGGGTACCACCATCCAGTTATGGAAGTAACTAATGTCAGACACCCTCGCTCAACTCATTGACAAAGTACAAGCACTTCTTGGCGACGATGGCACGATCTTTACAGACGCCACAGTCACTGCTGCCATTCGTCAGACCTTGGATGAGTGGAATATCCGCGCACCTATTCACGCGGCAACAACCATCACAGGGGTAAATGATCAATACGAATACGAACTATCAGACGAGGACTCTGCTTCCGTTGTCATACTCGATGTCTTACGACGCGGACCCAACAACAACGAGCAAGATATATCGATTACCTTCGATGACTACAACGAAGATGAGCGAATATTCTTCCGCTTGCGTGCGCCAGTGACCACCAGCGACACGCTCATTGTTCGATACACCATATATCACACCATCAGCGGACTAGACTCCGCCGTGGAATCCACACTACCTACCCGCCTTGACCAAGCCATTGTCAACGGCGCGGCATTCTTCTCGATCATGATCCGCGCCACGTCCCGCGTGGAAACGATCAATCTCTCCAAAGACCAAAGCGACAACTACCGCGAAATTGCCGGAGCGTACGCCACCGCATTCGGAAACAGACTCATGCAGGAAATAAAACGCAAACGCGCACCGGTCGGCGAACCAGATCAACGTGCATGGAATGACCAATATCACGGCTGGGACCCATAAGCCATGCCGCGCACACTCAATGCCACACTAAGCGCGGCGATGGACAGCGGCGCGTTCCAAATGTACGCCAGAATCGTAGCCAGAAGAGGGGCAACGGAAATAGAATCGGCTATTCCGGTGGCGTTCAAGTTATCAGGCATAAACATGAAAGCGAAGTGGGAAAAGCAAGACGCTTCCATCTTTTCGTCAGTAACGTATTTTCACGAAATTGAATTCAAACTAACAAGAGGCGTAACAGTCGCAGGAGTAAACTACACTATCGACTCATCATGGTATTTTGGAACGGGCGGAAAATGGGACGGGATATTTATGGAAATCGAAGCCTGCATGTTACCAAGCACCAAATACACCAGAGTCTTGACCAACAACACATATCAAGATGTTCTCGTCGAGTTGCTAGACTCTTACGACAAAATAACAGTAATGAAAAACATAGGATCAGCATGGCAATCCTATCAATTCTTTCCAGACAACAAAACGCTACAACTCAACCGCGCCAGCGACATCATAAAAATACTGCGACAAAAATTTCTAATTGAAGCTTGCGACGCGGGCGATGACAAAATCATGTTTTCGGCAATCGGCACCGAAAGTACTGTAACAATAAACCACACCTTGGCGCTGGGTTTGATAAAAGACAGACTGGGATCGATCAATGCACGACGCTTTGTGTACCGGGATGAAGCAAACACAGTTCACTACAGCGGCGATCTGACAGAAGCCCCACTATGGAATCTAGGATACCTTGAAAGCACAGCAAGCCCACCAAGTAATTTTCAATCTTATTCGTTTTCCATAAAACCCATTGCGCCACACCTGAAATACCTCACGTTTGACCGCTTTACTTTTACTATAGCCAACTATCCAAACATGGACGGCGGAAGCATCACTACTCCATACATGCGAGTCGAAGAGGAGTTCGATATTGATTTTGCAGAGTTGGCATGGCGAATCAACATCAGCAGTTTTGATTGGGCGCAAGGCACAGAGGGCGGCGCACTGCCAGGAACTATCGAAGCCGCCGCACCATACACACCACTAAATGTAAGTATGTTCGATGGCATTCTCGACGAGAATGACAACAACATTCAAGCCGCGATGGAGAAACTCGACGACCACGAGCACGAACCCGAAGTCACACAAGCTGAACTCGATGCAGTTCAAGCCGCCATCGATGCGCACATCGCAGACACCACTAACGTACACGCCTTCTCATCCCTATCAGGACTTCCAGCTGCAGAGACAAACGCGAATGACATCTTCCGCGTGGATAGTCCGGGCGGACCATCACTATGGACCGGCACGATCAACGGCGCACCTTCGGGCGCTGCAGTGACCGTAAGTGCACCAGTCACAGGCACAGAAGCTGTACTCGTGCCTACTTCCACCAGCCAGCTTGCCAAGATGAGACTCTATAATCTCACGCGCGGAAACTCCGCGCTGATATCCAACTACAACACCGGCACCAACGTTATTACACTCACAGCCAACGCACCAGGCACATGGGCGAACGGCGACTCACTCACTATCGCAAGCCAGACAGTATCAGGCGGAGGCTACTCATGGGTTGACTTGGAAATCACATCGGGACCAACCGGTAAAACTTCCATGTTCGTAAATCTATACCTACTCAACGCCACCGCAAACCAAGAAGTACACATGCACCCATTCGAGACTTATGCGGCATCGAAGTTATATTCGTTCCTATCCCAAGTGACCAACATCTTAGCAGGTGGATTAACCCTGCAAAAGATAACCGGCAATGTGGTTTCATTAGCATGGACAGGCACACCCACCCGCATCGTAGTTCGTGAAGCAGGGTATTTGAAATGAGTTTATTTACTGACCTTCAAGCCGCAGGCTTACCCGTTGAATTACTCCCTGATAGTTCATTCACTTTCACGCGCTCGCTCTCAGATAACGAGAGCGAAATCTATTATGACCTACTCGACCCAACCCGACCCATTCGCAGAGCAGAACAGCAAGCCGCACTCGTGCAGTTCAAGGACGAATACGAAGCGGCAAAAGCCAGGCTCTTGCAAATCGAGAATGCGACCAATCCCACCAATGCGCAGGTTATCGCGGCAATTCGAGACATGGCAAAGTATGAGCGTTTGATGGCAAAGCTACTTGCAAAGCTACTAATCGGGTAACAAAAAAGACCACGCTCGAGCCGTGGTCTTTTTTACATCTTCAGCCAGTAACGGGCATCTAACCGCAATCCAGGCGCACACTCCCATTTGAAGGGTTTCCGGTTTGGACCGTCTTGCGATACGTATGGCGTGAAGTTCATGAACCAATTGTAGCATGAAAATCAATCTCGCCAACTTCACAGCCCAGGAACTTTGCCAGCTTGCCGAGATACGCGAAAGAGTCCAAGCGGGCAAACCATACTACCGCATACAAGAGCTAGAGCAGGAGAATATCAAACTCCGCAGGATGTTACTCGAAGCCGTGACCAGCATCCTGCACCACCGCAGACTCAATGACGAGTTTATGCAGGAGATCAATCAAGTTCTCAGGCTCGTAAAGTTCAAATAAAAGACCCCGCCAGCTGGCGGGGTTGTCCATTACACCCATGCGACGGCGAAAGCATGAGCGCGGCGCGGATGATAACACATTAGACTACTCACCCATTATGAGGTCCCTCGTTTCTCGTTGAACTTCTAGAATCAAGCCAGGGCGCGAGCCTTCCGGCATCTCGACCCACTCACCAGAAGGAGAGAGATATTCCTTCTTCAGACTTCCTTCAAACGAATATCGAACAACAGCAACCGAGCCATTCAAAAACAATTTAGCGCGGACAACGGGACCATTTCGTTCTTCAAGCTTCATGGTGGACTCCTTTTAGCGGATAATACCACAAGCGGAAACGGGACGTCGGCAGGCCTGCGGGTTCCAGCCCGCAGGTTATAAGCGGGGTTGCACCCCTGCACCCTGCTAAGAACTAGAGTTCAAAGCAACCAAAACAGAATGACAAACCGCAAGAAGAAAGGAATCATCCAAAACCCAATCAGATTCGAAACCCGTTGTGACATGAACAAATTTAACACGCCACATACCAAGCGGAGCGCCCTCAATAAAAGGACACCAGAATTTTTTTCTCATTACTAGAATCAAATTGTGACAGTCACTCAAAGACCTTGATGGAGAAAAATCACCATATTCAACCCTATATTCAACCCTTGCAACCTCAGAATAAAACACATCGCTCAGAAGTAAATCCAGACGATCACCAGCAGGGATAGAAACAAGCTCTTGTACGTTCATGGCAGATTCTCCTTTTCGCACATAATACCACAAGCAGACTCTTCGCAAGATGCGGACGAACACCGCTCTAGCTCAGATATGCGGCGACACATTCCCGCACAGCCGCCCCTCCCCTGCCGCTAGGGCATACCCCAACCCCTTAGCCCTGTCATGCTCCCCTCGTGAACTCGGGGGCATTCCAGGTCTAGCGCGGTGTGCCTAAGTCGCTCTTAGGGGTGGAGCTTTTCGTTTGCCACCGAGCGGAAGTTCACCGCTCGCTGTCGGCGCTGGCAGCGCCTCAAACCCTGTGCAGGAAGGTGAAGAACACGCCGCTGAAGGTAGGCGCTATCGCGCCAATTGGAAGAACGAGCACAAATCTTTTTTAGGCGTGCATGGCATCGGGTTGTTCGTTCATCGAACACTCACAACCCCAAGCCAAAACCAGCACGCAGAGCATATCTGGTTGCTTCGCTCGCGTTCCACCCGCTCGCCAAGCAATGCTCGCGTAAAGCTCGCAAAATCTCAAAGTCTCGCTATCGCTCAGTCACTCGCTTGTCGCTCGAAATGCAAAAACCAAATCCGCTACCGCGCCCACTGGACGGCTTTCACCGCGTGGCATGGCTTGCGAAATACAGGCAAGTTGGCACCGCCGCAAATGCCGCGCATAATAGCCCTCCGCTCCATCACTTCAAGGGCTACGCCCTCGGACTCAGCTACGCTGGCCGCCCTTCGGGTTCCGTTCAGTCCCTGCGGGCTAAGAACCATGCGCTTTGCGGCGGTCTCGTGCCCCCTTGCCCCGCAAGCCAGTCATGCCAGCAGTTCAGTTCTCCGCCAGTTTCAGGCGCTTCGCTCCAGTTTCATTCTGCCCCTTGGTGGCAGTCATCCTTTCCAGCAGTTCAAAGGCAGGTTCAAATGGCAATTTATTTTGGTGGCTCTCGTTCTCAATCTCACCCGCAGGTTCCCGCAGTTGTCGCGGCCGTGGTCGCATCCGGTCAGGTCGTGCATGTTGGTTGTCAGCTTGGCGCTGATGCCCAAGTTATCAGCGTTTGCCCTGCTTCGTCCCTCGTTGTTTTCGCAGTCGCGCCCCAGCAGTCCGCCCCGTTGCATGTTTTGGCTTGCCCGCGCGTCGTGTTCTCCGCTGGCGGCTCATCCGCCCCCATCCCTGCGCGTTATCTCTTGCGCTCCATCGCCGCTTTTCAGGGTTGTGAAGCCGCAGTGTTTTTTATGCCCGGCCCCGGCTCGCTTGCTGTCGCTCGTGAGTTCGCCAAAACCCGCCAGCCCATCTTTGCATTTTCAGAGCAAGCCCCCGCGCCCATTGCAGGCAGTCGCGGCAAATGGTGCATTGCATGGTTTCATGGTTTCCAGTGTTGGGGCTGGGGTTATCTTCCAGAGCCAACCGAAAAACAAATGTCATTTATTTAGTATTTATCTGCGAGGCGTTCTCGCAGTCAATTTACAGGAGTCCAAATGCTACAAGAATCCACCACAACTCGCACCACCTACCAGCCCGCGCCACCGCCGCCCAGTATCATCAAATCGTTATACGCGAAGGTCGGCACCGAGCTCTACCAAGTAGAGCTAAATTACAAGGTCAACGGTTTATTCTGCTTGCGCCCAGCGTCCCGCAAGCCTTATAAATTCCTACTGCTACCCGCCGCGAAAGTGCGCGAGTTGCAATTGTTCCCAATATTCGGGGTGTAACCATGGCGCAAACTGTAACCCTTTCCCGCACATACTGCGATGATCATATGGGTGAATGCTGGCAGGCGCACAACGAAGCCACAGGGAAAACCGAGTGCATAGATTACACCACCGAAGTAAAGCGCCTCGAATTGTCAGGCTATGTTTACACCGGACACCGCGCCGGATTGTATACCTACGCCCTCCGCAAATCCGCCCCGCTTGCCCTGCCTTTAGATTGGAAAATGGCAATCGAAGAACGCCCCGAATATGTGGACGTTTATCAAGACTGGTAATAGGAGAATCCACCAATGAATACCTATTTCAACGACTGCAAAACCCAAGCCGAAGCGAAAGCCAAATACCGCGAGTTGGTGAAACAACACCACCCCGACGCGGGCGGCGATACTGCTACGATGCAAGACATCAACCGCGAGTATTCCCAATTCATGAGCGAAGGCGCAAAAGGCGAAGCCAGAGAGCGCCAGCGCACAGCCCACGCCGAGAACCGCAAAAGCGCGGCAGACTTCCACGACCTCGACGAAGTCGGCGAGAAAATCCGCGT